ATATGAAAAGATTACTTATAAGTTTGCTAATTGCAAACTTTTTTATTTCATGTCGACCACAAAAATCGGTCATAATCGAAAAAGAAAAGATTCGTATTGATACGATTCGTGACTACAAAGTAATTACAAAATTCAATGCGGTATATGATACGCTAATCATTGAGAATCCTTGCGATTCTACGGGCATCTTAAACACTTTTTATTCAAAGATAACCGTTCCACAAGGTAAGATAATTATAAGGTCTTACAAGGGCAACATTCAAGCAACCGTTAACATTGATTCTATCGAAAACGTGTACAAAAATATGTACATTTCAAGTTTGCATACAGATAGTTTAATTTCGGCTAAAGAAAAGGTAACAAATATTATTCCTACTTGGTGCTTATTGACTATCATATTTCAGGGATTAATCATTTTTGGGTATCTTTACATAAAAATATTTTATGTATAAAATAGAAATTGAACCTGTGGAAAAACCTAAATCAAGAGCAAATGATTTGCTTAATACAATGATGGATGTATTAGAAAATATTCAATATGTCGATGATGCTGGATTTGCTTTAAGGATGAAAGTCCTTAACAACATCGAATTTTTGGTCGATGTTATAATGGAAGAATATGAACAAGGAAGATAAAATCACTAAGATAAGAGAACATTTTTATTCTACAAATCTAAGTAAAACTGATTTTCATAAATCATTCTTTGGAATGTATGGATATCAAAATGCTGATTCTTTAAGAAAGTTTATGATTAAAAAAAATATAACTTCAAAGGATAGGTCATTACAAGAAATAAATAAAATCATCCCTCCAGTAGTTGCAAACTATAATCTTGAAACTTTAGACAATTTTGGAATTGAAGAAAGCATTGGCAAGGAATATTTATCTGCTAAATTGCCAAATCATTTAAAAAAGATTGGAATACTTTCAGACATACATTTCCCTTATCACGACTTGCAAGCTTTGACTTGCGCTATTAAATATTTAAAGGAGCAAGATATTGATTGCTTATATCTTAATGGAGATATTCAAGACTTCTATTCTATATCAAGGCACGAAAAGGAAAAAGATCTGCGGGACTTTAAACGTGAAGTAGATATGAACAGGGATTTTTTGCAAAGGCTTAGAGATTTATTTAGAACAATTCCAATTTATTACAAGTTAGGAAACCATGAAAATAGATTTGCAAAAGCGTTAAATGTGGAGGCTGAAGAATTTGCTCAGTTACACGACCTACAATTTGATGTATTTTTTAGGCTTGATAAGTTAGGTATTACAATGATTGAGGATTGGCAAGGCATGGAAATGGGAGATTTATTAGTGTTACACGGACACGAATTACAAGGCGCTGGAGGGATAAATCCAAGTCAAAATCTATTTAATAAGACCATTTGTAATACTTTAATCGGTCATGTGCATCGTACTTCAGCAACTCAAAAAAAGACTGGATTTAAGGAATTTATTAATACATATAGTATTGGATGCTTAACTTTGCTAAGTCCTAAGTATATGCCGTTTAGTATGCATAATCACGGCTTTGCCATTGTAGAAATTGAGAACGGAAAATCAAGTGTTAAAAATATACAAATAAAAGAAGGAAAAATTGTTTAAGTTTGTGTTTTCATAGTTAGATAGGTTTAAGTAATAGAATCCCCTTTGGTCATTCCGATGGGGATTTTTGTTTTATAACATATTTATTTAATAGGTTTTTAATAGGTAACCTATTTTTGACCTATTTTTTTCCTAATCTAAAATAATAATAAAAAAATATTAAAATAATTTTTTATTTGGGTATTATTTCGTATATTTACATATCCAATAAGGATAATCTTAAACCATAAAAAAATGACTAATTTAGAAAAAACATCAGAATTTATTAAATCCTTAAATTTACAAGAGGATTCATTTTACGCAATCACAATCTGGAAAGATAGTGCAACCCTACAAGGTCACATTACAAGTGATTTATTAAGTACATTTAATCGTATATCAAAAACGGGAAAATTTATTAATGGTAACGTAGAGTTTTTTATAGAAGACTTAGAAAATTGCCAAGAATATAAATTTAACATAGTATTAACGTAGTTTTAAAGCCGAGCCGAAGCGGATTCTTCGGCAATCTTAAACCAATCAAAAATGAAAGCATTATTAATTAACTCACTAACAAGAGAAATTACCGAAGTAGAAGGTAACTTTCAGGATTACAGAGAAATTGCAAAATTTCTAAAGTGCGAATATATCGAAGGCGCACATACTTATGATAATAACGACACAATCTTTGTAGACGAAGAGGGATTATTTAATCATCAAGGTACGGGTTTTGAAGTAGCAGATAGTCATCAAGAGTTTTTCGTAGGAAACGGAATATTAGTAGGTCACACAAATAGCGGAAACTCTAGAGATGCAAAAACTAAAATAGAAGAATTAAAATCACAAATAACATTTTGCTACATATGAAAAATCTAACAATAGACAAAAGTCACGGTTCGCCGTACGACAGAGGAAGTGCAGATTCATATTATCGCAGAAGAAGACTTCCACATAAATGGCCTGAAGGAACTTATCACGGGAAATACGTTATACTAACAGACCCAAAAGAGATTGAAGAATATTTTTTAGGATATGATGAAAATGATGATTTTAAAGATTGGGGAGAATAAAAATAATTAAAAAACTTTTTTATTTCCTTAAATATTAGTATATTTGTAAACAATAAACCAATCAAAAATGAAAAAAACAATCGAGTGGATTAAAGATTTTTATCAAACAGACCGAGAAGGTTTATTTGGTAGCATTGCAATCGCAATTTTTGGATACATTTTATATTGTCACATCATACCAATAATTTTAGGATTATGAAAACAATAAAAATCAAATTTAAAGACCAAGCGGGATTTTATTTCTGCACTTGGTCATATATCACAATCGAAGATCTTTGGAGAAAAATCTGCAAAGAAGAAAGAGAATACAAATCAAAATTTCAACAAGTTATCATTGACTAAATGAAAAATCTATTTAAAGCATTATCAAATTTTCAAAGTGAATGCCCAGTCATTCATCAAGACACAAAAGGGTTTAATTATACATATGCAGACCTAAGCAAAATTCATTCAATCATTAATCCAATTTTAAGAAAACACGGATTATGCATAACTCAGCCATTAGAAAAAAAAGGGATTAGAACAATCCTATATCATCTGGAATCAGGAGAATCACTAGAATCCTATATTACTATCCCAAGAGTTGAATTAAAAGGACAAAACGATTATCAGTCTTATGGCTCAGGGATAACGTATTTTAAAAGATACTCTATATCGGCAATGCTTTCTATAATTACCGACAAAGATTTAGACGCTTGTGGAGTACAAGAGCAACCTAAAAGTTTACAAATATGGAAACAAGAAATTGAAAAATGTAAATCACTAGAAGAATTGCAAGCGTATTTTGACAGAAACATATCAGCCATTAATGACGAACAAAGAATTATTCAATTATTTACAACTAAAAAATTAAGTTTCACAATTAAACAACCAACCAAATGAGTAAATTAGTAAGCATTTCAATCAATGTAGATTTGTTAGACGAATCTAAATTTTACAAAGGTAAGAAAGGTACTTACCTAAACATCAGCGGATTTCTAAAGGAAGACCCTGATAATTACGGCAACTACGGTTTTGTTACTCAAGACAAAGTAAAAACTGCTGAGAGCAATGCCCCTATTCTAGGCAACTTTAAGATTAGAGAATTTGATAGTATCGGGAACGGAAAACCAAGTGAATATTATGATTCAAGCGCAGAAGTAGTAAGTATTAAAGTACTACCATTCTAATGGAAGAAATACAATTTAATCCACAACAATTTGAAATAGGGTTATTCGGACATAATCCAATTCAAGAAATGAGCAAGGCGCAAATCAATCACTTAGTGCATTTGATAAGCGAAGGCGTAAAAGAAGGGGGCAAGGACATAAAGTCTTTGCTCGCTATTGCATCTAAATATCAGTTACTATTTTCGGAACTAGAGAAAACCTTAAAAGAAGGTGCAGTAGATGAATTACTAAAATACGATAAAAGTAGATTTGAAATTCATAACGTAGAAATGCAAGTTGCTGAGGTCGGAACAAAATACGACTTTAGCGCAACAAAGCAATGGGTAGATTTACAAGAGCAAATCGATGAGTTAAAAGAAAAACAAAAAGAAGTCGAGAAGTTTTGTAGGTCAATTAAAAATAAAACTATAACGGTAGATGAAGAAACGGGAGAATCTTTCGAATTTTATCCACCAGCTAAATCAAGTACAACATCAATTAAAAAAACAATATTATGATAAAAATCAAAAAAATGAGTATTTATAAAGCAGTCGCAGATAGTTTAAACAAGAAAGGTATTCTGCCATTTAGCGCAAGAGAATGGAACAACGAAAATGTTCAGCAAGTAGTATACTGGAATACTAGAAACGAAGGAGATTATGTTAAATATCCTGAAGTAATGAATGAGTATGAAGAAATATTTAAAGCAATGCACGATGAAAAATCAAGGCAAGTCAAATAACTCAACCGAAATAGCAGAATTTCTCACGATGGTAGGCATCGTGGGAATCATAGCAGTATGGGTATTTTATTTAATCGTAAATTTATTAACATGAAAAAACTATCATTTAATCAATGGCAAGACCATTTAAGTAAGCAATTAGAAAAAGATCGTAAAAAACTTAACTTAATACCTAAACGTAAAAAAAATGAAAACAAGCTTTAGAAATTATCACGAAGACAATCCTCACATTTATGAAGAGTTTAAGAGATTAGCACAAATACTAATCAAAAGAGGTTACATTAGATTAGGGTCAAAACAAATAATGGAATACATAAGATTTGAAACTAAAATAACTGGAAATGATAAATTTAAAATTAACAACAATTATACATCAGGTTACTCCAGATTATTTGAAAAAGATTTTCCACAATACAATGGATATTTTTCTAAAAGGCTTGTAATCAACGAGTTATCTTAGTATATTTGTACCTAAAGAAATAAAAATGATTTTATATTTTTTAATAAAAACCTTAATCGCCCAGCCTCCCAAAAGTGCTGGGCATTTTTTAAACTATGTCAAAACTAATAATTAAAAACAGATACGGTGTAATACCAAATCATCTTCTAAATGATAGCGATATATCATTTAAGGCAAAAGGAATATATGCATACATACAATCTAAACCTGAAGATTGGGATTTTAGCGCAGAACGAATTAGTAATCAAACTAAAGAAGGATTGTCCTCAGTAAAATCAGCATTAATTGAATTAGAAAATAAAGGATACTTAAATAGAGAAAAGCATAAAAACTCAAAAGGATTTTGGGAAATAGAATATATCTTATTTGAAAATCCAGTGGTCGATAATCCACCGCTGGATAATCCACCGTTGGAAAATCCTACGGTGGAAAACCACACTAATAATAGTAAGCAAGATTATAGTAAAAAAGATATTAGTAAACAAGATATTAGTAATATTAGTAACGATTTAACGAATAGGGATTTAATATTTAATAAATGGTTTGACTATAAAAAGGAGAAAAAACAATCTTATAAGCCAATAGGCAAAGAATCACTTATAAAATCAAAAGAAATATGGTCAGACGAGCAATTAGAAATAGCAATTAGTTTTTCAATATCAAATAATTATTCAGGAATATTCTTACCAAAACAAAGCAACAATGGAAATTCAAATGATAGGCAAAGAGGAACAAGCATTGACCGAATGGAAGCCCTCAAAAATTGGTAGCAGTACGGCAATAGCAATACAACAAGCACAATCTTTTAATAACATTAGACTAAGAGATGAAGAAGATATAAAGCAAGTACTAAGGTACTCAATGTTATTAGTCGGATTAAGGGCAAACAATATGCCAACAAATGAGGAAAAGTTTATTCTAATAAATTTTATTAAATCAAATTTTGGCAATCAAACTCCCGAAGAAATAAGAATAGCTTTTGAAATGGCCGTAGCTGGAAAGTTTAATACCGATATTAAATCATACGAAAATTTTAGTTGCGAATATTTTGGAAGAATAATGAACGCTTATCTAGATTTTGCAAGACAAGAAATTAAAAATTTACCTAAACCAATCGAAGAAATGAAAGAACCCCCAAGTAACGAATACCTAAAGAAACAAGCAATAGAAATTGCCAACGATTATGCAACCGAATTAAATGTAACTCGATTAAAAAATCTTAAAGGACTAAGTGCACTTTATGACAACCTAGAATTATTTCAAATCATAAATATCCCAAAAGAAGAAAAGCTAGAATTATGGAAAAAATATTATAATATTGCAGACATTGAAGAAAGGAAAAGCGAATGCAAAAGACAATTATATATTAAATTTATAAATTCATTAGTTACATTTGATTGCCATATTGATAACGAAGGAAATATTAAACCAAACTAAAAATGAAAAGAAAACTAATTTACGGAACTGCGCTAGCATTTATTTGCTATGCTTATTATTATGCGATTAAAAATAAAGAGAAAATAGAAATAAAATCTGAGCCAAAGTGGGTATTCGGAATTTCCGAATTTGAGGATATTTACACCGATACAATAGATTTACGGTTATATACAAGTCATGGAAGATTAAAATATAATATAAAAGAAAATGCAAATCGATAAAGAAGAGTTACATTGGCTTTACATGGAATGGGTAAAACGAGTAGCAGATGAATGCGATTGGAAAACTCATTTTGGAACTCTTGAAATAGTAAATGCAATAGCAAATATCTTAGAGAATAATCCTCAGTTAATTAACAATAACGTTAAAGATAATTAACAAAATAATATCTATTTGTAAAATACGTTTTATATTATTTGTAGCAAAAATCTATCATTAAATGAGAAAATGTCACATAATGAGGGTAAAATGCGACAAATTATGTCACAATATTATGCATAATTGTGATACAACATTTAACAAATTAAAATTTAACAATTAACAAAGTTAGATATAATTGTGATACATTTATATGCAATAGGGTATAAATGATTAACATATTAAATTTTTATATGCTTTAAGGTATAATGAGAAACGAATACGAACATAAACTTCAGGTAGCAATTTGTCATTGGTTAGATTTAACTCAAGACTTTTATTATTACTCAATACCAAATGGTGGTGCAAGACATAGGCTTGTTGCTATTAAGTTAAAGATGGAAGGAGCAAAGGCTGGAGTGGCTGATATGTTTTGGATGGTTTCAAATAAAAAATGGAATGGTTTATTTGTAGAAGTAAAAATTAAAACTGGAACTCAACAACCAAATCAAAAATTATTTGAGCAGATAGCTATTAAACATGGATATTATTATGCGATTGTAAGAAGCATTTATGATTGCGAAAGTCTAATCCGTAAATTTAAATCAAATGAGATTTGAACGAGAACTACGAAAAGGCTATTCAATGGATTACAACGAGAGTACAACGAAGTACAATTCAATTAGTTATTGACTGCGCAACATATCAAGACCTAAATTATAGCCTTAAAATAAACCTAAACAGAATTAAAATTAACAACGGATCTTCAAGGCCAGCTTACCTTCAAACTAAAAAAATTAAGGATTATTTGGAAAAGCACAATCTTTAATGTAAACTTTGTGTTATGGTATATTTTGGATTAAAGCTAACAAGCAATGTAATTGAAATACTGCCATCTATTAGAATAAATTTGCAGAAGAAAAGCAGGAATGATTTAATTATAATTTCGTGGATAATATGGAAATTTATAATAGGGTATTATAAATAATGGAAGCATTAATATATAAAGCCATTTTAGTAGGAATTATCGAAGTGGCTTTTATTGTTTATTTCATTTTTGAGATAATAAGAAAATCAAAGGAATGACCAGGTCGCAAATCATTGAGGAACTATATAATTCTAAGGAAATAAAACAAGCCTTAATGAAAATGCACCCAGCAAATCTGCGAGAAGAATTAAAGCAAGAAATGTTTTTAAATCTATGCTCGATTACAGACGATAAGTTTTGGTCAATTTATAATAATAACGGAACAAGTGGATTAAAGTATTGGCTTGTAAGATGTATGCTTAATATGATTTATTCAACTGGAATGAATCAACCATTCTTTCGGCATTATAGAGCAAAATTTGAAAGCATTGATGGAATAGAAGACTTAGTTCAAATAGAAGATGAATCAAAGGATTATAAAGAAAAGCTATTTAATCAAGTAGAGATTGCACGAAAAGAACTATCTTGGTATGAAGATATGCTACTTAATACTTACGTTGAATTAAATTTTAATCAGACAGAGATTTCAAGAAAGACTGGAATACCTTATATGTCAATAGTCAAAACGATTTCAAACATTAAAAAGAAGATAAGGGATGAAGCCTGATGAGAAAGCTAAAAGTTTGTTAATAAATGCCCTTTATTTTTGTGGCAATAAATCATTTGCTTTTGAATTGGCTTTGTATTTTTGTTCTTTAGTGCTTGAGCAAAAACTAAAGGCAGATGACCGTGCCTACTGGAGTGTAGTTCAAGATGAAATTTATCAAACAAACAAATGATAACAATAATCGCAGCCGTTTCTTTTGCCGTTTTTTTTACAATGACTAATTTATATCAGTCATTTGGACTAAACTTTAAGCCGTTTAGTTGTACTCCTTGTTTAAGTACATGGAGCGCCATCGTTTTAATTGTCATTCCTATGCAATATCAAGAATGGATTGCAATCGTATTTAGTTCGGGTATTTTAGGAGCGGTCATTTTTAGATTAATAAACAAACTATGAACGAGCAAGAGATAGCATTTATAGAAGCTAACATTATAAACTTTGAGGCAGTTGCTTTAGGATTTACTAAAAACATTGACCGAGAAATACTTGAAGAATATGCGAGCCTTTACCGTAAATATTTAAACAAGGATTTTAACTTTAATTCGTGGTGTGGCTCTTGCGTATTTGATATGCTCAAAAGATTATCTGCACATTATGAAGGAATAAAGTATATTGCAAAACTCAACCAAACAAAACCAAACAATGTCCAAACTAAGAATCTGCGCTATCGGGGGTAGACATTCGGGAGTTACATACCATCGTCTTGCGTTACCATTGTCTGTAATGAAAAAAGAATATTGTATTATTACGGATACAATGACCGAAGAGATGCTTATCGAAAAAAACATTAATGTAGTTGTAGTCAATCGTTTCTGCGAATTAATACCTTTACCTAATTTATTAAAATTAAAAGCTAAGTTAGGCTTTAAGTTAGTTGTAGATATAGATGACTACTGGGAATTGTTTAGCCAACATTTATCTGCGCCAACATATCGGTCTTTAGGAATAACTCAAATAATTAAAAATTATATAAAAGTAGCTGATGTAGTTACAACAACTCATAACCGATTACGGCTTGAGATAATTAAGATAAATCCTAACTGCTTTATTCTGCCGAATGCTTTGCCGTTTGACAAAGACCAATTTACTGCGGTAAGAAATGTAAACGAATTTGTTAATATTGCTCACACGGGTAGCATCACTCACTTTCCTGATATGAGGCAATTAAAGAATCCGATTAGAGAATTAGCAAAGTCTAAATCTTTTAAGGAGTCGACACGAATGCTTCTTTGTGGCTGGAATAAAGCAAATGAGTTTCATTGGAAGCAAATGGGGGATTGGTTTACTGCTGGCGAAAGATTAAACCACAAGATACTTGAATCGATGCCCGTAGATTTGTACATGAATTTCTATTTGGAGGCTGACATATTGCTTGCTCCATTGCTTGATAATAAATTTAACCGATTAAAATCTAATCTAAAGGCATTAGAGGCTGGAGCAAAAAGGATTCCATTGATGGCAATTAAACGAGCGCCATACGATGACATTCCAACGGTATGCTGGGTTAATAATTGGGAAAGAGATATTAAAAGAATGGTATTCTCAAAACAAATGAGAACGGATTTTGGAGAATCAAATGCTGAATATGTCCGAGAGCATTACGATTTATTTAAAATTAATGAGGATAGATTTGCTATTTATTCTAAACTAATAGAATGAGCGTAACTGACAAAGAATTTTTTGATTGTGAAATATCTTGGGGCATAACTCCCGAAAATCCTGACTATTATAATTTGATGGATGCAACGGCTAATATAATTATTGATTATTCTAAAAACATAATCGAGATAGGCGCTGGTATGGGAACGCTTGGAGAATGCTTGCAAAAGAAGGGTATTAATTACTATGGCATTGAGCCAAATAAATATCATAGAGATTTTGCTTATTCAAGAGGATTAATATTATGTGATTTAGAAGATTATCCTACTAATTGCCAAATGATTGTTAGCATAGAAGTTATGGAGCATTTGACTGATAAGCAGATTCAAGATTATTTAAATAAAATTAGTTGTGAATATTTCTTATTTTCATCAACTCCTTATTACACAACTCCTGAGCAAGATGCTTCGTGGGGTCATATCAATATTAAATCAGAAGAAAAGTGGATTGAATTTTTTAGTCAGTTTGGATTTACATTAGAAAAAAAATTAACTTTACCGACCGAGTGGTCATTACTTTTTAAAAAATGAATATCATAACAACCAAAATTACGGATATTAAGGCTAATCCTAATAATCCAAGAATCATTAAAGACCATAAATTTAAAAAATTGGTGGCATCAATTAAAGAGTTTCCTGAAATGTTAGCATTAAGACCTATTGTTGTTAATAACGATATGATAGTTCTTGGTGGCAATATGAGATTAAGGGCTTGCAAAGAGGCTGGCCTAAAAGAGGTTCCTGTTATAATGGCATCCGATTTATCTGAAGCACAACAAAAAGAATTTATAATTAAAGATAATTTAGGTTCGGGAGAATGGGATTGGGATAATCTAGCTAACGAGTGGAATGACAATAACCTAAATGAATGGGGATTAATTCAATGGGATATTCCTGAGTATCAGCCAACATTAGAGCCACAAACAAATTACAAGGAGGTAACCGATAATGATGTAATGAAAAAAGCACGGGAACTCGCCGACAAGTTTATTCAAGAATCCTTAGAAGCTGATATTCTTTGTCCTTCTTGTGGTCACGAATTTAAAGTACAACTATGATAGACATAGAAATAGAACAATTCATTAATAACAATGAATGGATATTTGCTAAGACATACGCAAAAACAACACCGCATGAATATTGCTTGTTTAATAAAAGTAAAGATAGAGAGCAATACAATAGATTTGTTTTGCATATGAAACAGAATCTAAATAAAGAAAGATTTTTTAATACATATTTTAGCTATTTTTATTTTGGGGAATATAAATATTGGACAATGGAAAGAGTTGGTCATCAACCTATTTTAATTAATAGAGCATTAAAAATAAATAAATATGATAACTAATATTAAAAACCACAGAGTACAAAATCAAAACGTAATGCTAGGCATAGATGAATTGATGCAAGGCAGGAAAGCAAATATCTTTTATTCCGACCCACCTTGGGGGCAAGGCAATATTTCTTATTGGCAAACAATTAATAAAAGACATAATAATATTGACCCAGAAAATATTAATTACAATGATTTTCTAAATCAAATATTTAGTTTAGCATCAAAGCATACATCAGGTATTGTATTAATTGAATATGGAATAAAATGGGAAAAGGATTTAATAGATATTGGAATTAATCATAATTTAGAGCATTTGGGTGTAGCACAAGTTTGCTATAAATCAGGCAGTAAAATGTTGCCACATCATAAACATTTTTTTAAAACTAAAGACTACAATTGGAATGGCAACATAAATGAAATAATTAAAGAAATCACTGGAGGGACTGGGTTAAAAAATATTATAAAGTCTGCAATTCCTTTTGCTGTTAAAGAAGGGATTATATTAGACCCTTGTTGTGGATTAGGAATGACTGCTGAAATGGCTATATCGCTTGGGATGAATTTTTATGGGAATGAGCTAAATAAGAAAAGATTACAAACTACTATAAATAAATTATCTAAATGACAATATCTGCAATTAATTTAGAATTAATAAAATCGTATATTCCTCAGACAAAACGAGAAGGTCTTGCTGGATATTCTAATAAGGCAAATTATTATGGAGCATTTATTGATAACAAGTTAATTGGATTTTGTTCTATTCAATATTATAATAAAACGGCAAAATTTAATAATCTTTATATATTTAAAGAGCATAGAAGAAATGGATATTTTCGAGAATTATTAGACTTTAGAATTAAAGAAGCAAAAGCCAATAATTGTACTAATATAATTGCATCTTGCACTAAAATGTCTTTACCTGAATATTTAAATAGAGGGGCAATAATTACAAGAGAATATAAAATATGTACAAACATTAAATTAGCAATATGAAATTCTATAAAGACACAAATGTATTAGAGGAAGCCAAAGCTAGAATTAATAGAATATTTGATGAATTTAATAATGTAGTTGTAGGATTTAGTGGAGGCAAAGATAGTACTTGCGTATTAAATCTTGCTCTTCAAATAGCAAAAGAAAGAAACCGATTGCCACAAAAGGTAATGTTTGTCGACCAAGAGGCTGAATGGCAATCTGCTATTGACTATGTAAAAGAGATAATGTACAGAGATGATGTAGAACCTTATTGGATACAAGTACCTTTTAAAATAACCAATTCAGCATCAACAACCTCAGACCATTTAGAGGCTTGGGGAGAAGGACAAAAATGGATGAGGGATAAAGACCCAATATCTATTAAAGAGAATATTTATAAGACTGGTAAAAATTCATCGCATTTAGATGAGTTCTATAAGTTCTTTCCTAACTTCTTTAAATATCAATTTCCTAATATTAAATCAGCATATTTAGCTGGAGTAAGAGCAGAGGAAAGCCCAACAAGGGCAGTAGCTTTAACAAACTCAGTAACATACAAAGATATTACTTGGGGTAAAACACTTAATAAAGCAGAAGAGCATTATACATTTTATCCATTATATGATTGGTCTTATACTGATGTGTGGAAAGCAATACATCAGCATGATTGGAATTACTGCAAGGTTTATGATTATATGTATCAGCATGGATATCAAGTTAAAGATATGCGTGTAAGTAACTTGCATCACGAAACTGCTATTAAACAACTTTTCTTTCTTCAAGAAATAGAAGGAGATACATATAACAAACTTACTGAAAGATTGCAAGGGGTGTCAACGGCTAGCAGGTTTGGAGAAGACGATTTCTTTATTAAAGAGTTACCATATATGTTTTCTGATTGGAAGGAATATAGGGATTTCCTTATAGATAAATTATTGCCCGAAACTTCAGTAATATTGTTTAAAAAGCATTTTGATAAATTAGATAATAAGTACGGAACAATGCGCAATAAAGATACCTTTTATAAAGTATGCGTTCAATCAATAGTTATTAATGACTTTGGGTTTGTAAAAATAACAAATTGGGAAAGGAATCCTGATGTACATACTTGGAGAAAATACCAAAAAGGCACAATATCAAGACACACAATCAAATGTAAGTATATATGATACATCAGAAATTAAAAGAAGCATTTAATAATTCAGAAGATAAAATGCAATTTATTTATGAGTTAAGAGAATTTATTCATAAGGAGTTAAGTCCTTTAAGTGGGCAACCTATTGACCTAGTTAGATGGGTCAACATTGATAAGGTACAAGCTAATGATTACAATCCTAATTCAGTTGCAAGGACTGAAATGGGATTGCTTTATACTTCAATTAAACACGATGGGTACACGCAACCCGTTGTTACAATCTACGATGAAAAACTAGATAAGTATATTATTGTTGATGGCTTTCATAGGTACTTTACTTGTAAATCAAATAAAGATATTCTTGAAAGAAATAATGGATGTCTTCCTATTGTTGTAATTGAAAAAGATATTAACGATAGAATGGCAAGTACTGTTAGGCACAACAGAGCAAGGGGGAAACATAGTATATCGGGAATGTCAAGTATGGTATTTCAGATGCTAGAAAATGGGTGGTCTGATGCAGAGATCTGTAATGAGTTAGGGATGGAGTCAGAGGAAATATTAAGGCTAAAACACATAACTGGATTTAGTAAACTATTTGAGAACGTAGAATACAAAAAGGCTTGGGAATCTAAAGAGCAAGTAAAAATCAGACAGAAGTATAATAATAAATAAAATGGCAAATGCAGAAAATATATTAAATCAAGGATTTCATACAAATCCTGAAAGGATAAATAAAAATGGAAGACCTAGAAAATATGTTACATTGTTAAAAGAAAATGGATATAAACTATCTGAGATAAATGACACGATTCAGTCTATGATGGCAATGACTACGGATGAATTAAAAGAAATATTTATTGATGAGAGTAGCACAATATTAGAAAAGACTATTGCTAATGCAATGAAGAAAAGCATTGACAAGGGGAGTCTATATAGTTTAGAAACATTGCTTACAAGAGTTTACGGAAGACCATCGGAACAATCTAATATTGATATTAAAAGCGATAATAAAATAGTAGTTAGATTTGAACCTTACGACAATGGAAATAATATTACCGAAGCCACATAGTACACAATTAAATGTATTAAATTCTAAAAGTAGATTTATTGTTTTAATGTGTGGAAGGAGATGGGGCAAATCGCTTGTGTCTCAAGTTATAGCAATACAAGATTGCTTAAAAGGTAAAAGCGTTGCATACGTTACACCGACATTCTTATTAGCTAAAGTATTTTTTGGGGAAGTTTGTTCTTTGTTGCCTGAAGGTAGTTATACTACCAATATGTCTTCATTAATAATCAAATTTATTACTGGAGGTCAAATTAGATTCTTTACTGGAGTAAGGCTTGATTCATTTAGGGGATTAAAATTTCATCGTGTAATTATAGATGAAGCATCTTTTATTCCTGATTTAGAAAAGGGATGGATGAATTCAATAAGACCTACATTAACCGATTATCAGGGTACTGCAATTTTTTTATCTACACCTAAAGGTAAAAACTATTTTTATAGTTTATGGATGAAACAAGATGAAGAGCAATGGGAAAGTTTTAAATATACTACATACGATAATCCACATATTTCTAAGTCTGAAATAGACGATGCTAAAATAAGTTTACCGATGCCTATATTTGAACAAGAATATATGGCTAATCCAATGGAAAATTCATCTAATCCATTTGGTAGTTCTAATATAATTAAATGCGTTTCTGATATATCAATAAATCCAGTTAAGGTTTATGGAATTGACCTTGCTAAATACTCTGATTTTACCGTTATAATAGGATTAGATAGTTCAGGAAATGTATGTTATTTCGATAGGTTTCAAAAAGATTGGGCATCGACTCAAAATACAATACGTAATTTACCTAAAGCGCCTATGCTTATAGATTGCACGGGAGTAGGCGACCCGGTGGTAGAACAATTACAAAGAGAAGGATTAGATGTAGAGGGATTTAAATTTACTTCTCAGTCAAAGCAAGATTTAATGTTAGGTTTACAAGTAGCTATCCACCAAGAAAGGATACATTTCCCTGACAATATAATAAAAGACGAATTAGATATTTTTGAATTTAAATATACTTCTTATGGAGTTACGTATTCAGCCCCTACTGGATTTCACGATGACACCGTATGCGCACTAGCATTAGCTTGGCGCAAGTTTGATTTTAAGTCAGGTACGGGTCGATACAACTTTGCTTAATTAGCTATTTATAATTATGAACTGGAAAGATGTCACGGTATGGCAATGGCAACAAATTCAAGTCTTATCCGATAAAAAGGATTTAATCAAAGATTATGATTTGATTCTTGAAACGGTTGCAATTTTACAACATAAAACAAAGCAAGAAATTCTTGCATTAGATAAAAATAAAATAAACCAAATAGTAAAGGACATTGAATTTTTAAATAATTCAAATCCTGAATTTAAAGCGGTTAATTTTATAAGGGTAGGAAAGAAAAAGTATAAATGCAATTACGATGCTAAGTTTAGTCCAGCGGGCAGGTACATTGAAACTAAATATTTCTTAACTGATATAAAAGCAAACTTACATAAGATAGGCGCATCAATGATTTTACCTATGCGACCTACTTGGCTAGGATGGAAAGAAGATAAATATGAATCTAAATATCATATTGATTATGCAGAAGATTTATTGTCTGCACCATTTGAACAAGTGTTTGGAAGTGTAATGAATTGGATTACTAATATTAAAAATCTTGATTCAGGATTTAAGGGATTATTTAATTCAGAAGGGAAAGGAGAAGTTGAAGATATAAGGCAAGTTAAAAATAGTTTTATGAATCAGTTTGGTTGGATATATCAGGCTTCGTTAATTAGTGAACACGAAAAGATTAAACTTGAAGATGTATTTGAATTACCAGCAATTCAGTTTTTAAATGATTTAAGTTATATATCCGCTAAAATAAATTACGATAACGAACAAAGGAAAAAGATAAGTGGCAACAAATATAACTAAGGAGCAATTAGCAAATTTAGACATACTCGAATTAACGGGTAAGGACGCCAAATATTATGGTACTCCTAAAGCCTTAGATTCAGTTGGAAAATTATTAGATAATTCAGTAAAATTATTTCTTAATAGAGCAATAGCCAAAATCAATCAAAAGGGCAGAATTGATAATGGCAATATGCAAGACATTGTATTAGTTAGAAGAGAATTTTCTAATGGTAGTTATAAATATGATATTGGATATGCTGAAAATAATCCAGCTAGTAAATATTGGGCATATCAAGATAAAGGGGTAAAAGGAATTACAAGTGGTCAGCCCGCAAATAGTCCATATGCTTATAAATCATTAACGGTTGGAGGGGCGTTTTTAGAAAAGCTAATTGCATGGTATGGTAGGCACAAAAATTACATAAAGAATGAAGACCAAAAAAAGAACCTAAGAACTATTCAAAAGAAAAGAGCAAAACTTGGAAGCAATGTTGAAAATAAAATTAAAGGAATTGCCTATGCTACTGGATTAAAAATTAAGAGAGAAGGATTACCATCGATAGGATTTGCAAAGGCGGGATATGATGCAGCGTTTAATGAGCAGTTTTTTAAGAATTTAGCAAAAGCATTAGGGACTGATATTAAAATAAATATTGTAGAAACAATAAAGATATAATTTTAAAAAATAAATAATGGCAAACAATTTATATGTACCAGATTCATATACATCGGCACACGATAGTTTATGGTTTAGAGCAAATTTTGATAACAAAGCACAAGCAAGTTATAAATATGTATTTGATATTTATGTAAATAGTTTAGAGGTTGCAACATTGAGAAACTATCCTGATAGTGGGGGATATGGTGTTGTAGATGTAGCACCTATTGTACGAAATTATTTAACCAGCGGTTTTACTCCATCGGGTAGTTCTTTATTACATTTTGCTGGGTCATTTTTATTTGTAGATTATACGGTAAAAGTTGGAGAAGAATGGTTAGGTCAAGAACCAATATTAAATATTGCAACAAGCAATGATAAAGGTTGGAACTATTCTTTAAATCCTTTTAGAGCATCGATTTCTACTTATGCAAACAAATTTTTAACGACAAGAGATAGAACTGCTGGCGAGGTAATAAATGGCGAGAAGTTTTATATAACTTATTTTAATGCTAACCTATCAGCAGTAACGGCAACGATTCAAAAGATAAATGAAGATGGTAGCAATAGCGGAAGTTCTTCAACGGGTGCAACATTATCAAGTCTTTCATCTTTGCTTTTAGATTTAAGTCCAAGCGCAATTAATACTTATTTAGGTAGTTCTTTTATTACGGATTCAACGTATGGCTACAAGGTAACGATTGGCTCAGATACAATGATATTAAAGCAAGTTTGTGCGCCAAGATTTACGCCAGTTAATTTAGTATTTCAAAATCAATTTGGAGGATATGACACTTTTGGTTTTCGCTTACTTTCTCGCCAACAAAAGAATTTTAAAAGAACGACTTATCAAACTGCTGATTATCAAAGAAGCGGAACTTCAATGGCTTTTAAAAATAGTTCGGGAGTTCATTACGGTGGAGTGCAAGCATTAGCCACTCAAATTGATTATAGTTACCTTGTAACAAGTGATTATATTTCAGCAGTAGATTATGCTCTTGGCGCTGAATTGCTTGCTTCAAACGAGGTTTATTTGCATTTAATTACGGGAGGCACAAGCGACTATTATCCTATCGTTATGAAGGATACTAACTATCAAGAGAAGATTAGTACTTCGGATAAATTATTTAATTACCAATTACAATTTGATTTAGGTAAAAAACAATTTAGCCAATTTAGATAATGATAACCGAAATAATAATTGAACAACAAAGGCTCGATTTATTTGAAGATATAGGAGCAGAACTAAACTATGCAATCGATGACATCAAAGACTTTTCAGCAAGGAATACAAATTATTCTAAAACAATTAACGTACCTGGTAACGCAAATAATAATAAAGTGTTTGGTCATATCTATAATTTTACCAGTGGTAACATTAAACTTGTTGATGAAAACGGTCAAGATAATTTACCAAATGTGGGTTATAATTTTGACCCGACCAAGCAAGCAAATTGTCAGATATTTGTCAATAAGATTCAAGTATTTAAGGGAGTTCTTCGCCTTTTGGAGATAACTATTCAGAACGGAGTAATAGAATATCAGTGTGCAGTATTTGGAGAGTTAGGCGGATTCGCCTCAGCAATAGGAAACGAATTGCTTGAGGATATGGATAACTTTAATGTTTATAATCAGCAATGGAATAAAAATACAGTTGTAAATTCTTGGGATGCTTCAGGTGTCGCAAGTGGTTTAGGCATTGTTTATCCTTTAATTGATTTTGGTAATTGTAAGCACGGCACAAAAGATTGGCATTTAGATTCGTTTAGACCAGCATTTTTTGTCCACGAAATAATGGATAGTATTATTACTAATTCAAATTACACTTATACTTCTGCATTTTTTGATACTCCTTATTTTAAAAGTTTAATCATTCCAAATAACAAAGCAAACCTTGAGCAATTAACACAAGATTTATTAAGAGTTGCAAGCAATACGGCTTTAGATAGTGGTTCAAGTTATGGTACTGCTGGAGATTTGGTATTTAATGTAATAACAAATTTAGTTTTATTTTCAAATACGGCTAATTCATCGTTTACATTTATAGCACCAGGCACTAATAATACTTTAGGTAAAATTAGATTATCAGGTAGCGTATCATTATCAAGACCAGGCACGATGACAATTAAATTGTATCAATCTGCGTCAATAGTTTACGAAGAAACTTACACAACTTATGTCGATTATCAGCAAATACCTATCGATTGGCTTGTAACTACTTCATTAGATTTAGGAGATGTATTAAGTGTAAATGCTACTTTTTTAGCATCTGAAACCTATGTGACATTAGACCCTGATTTGGTTTTGGAATTTGTTTCCGATTACGCTCAAAGTGCTAATGCTACGATAGACATTGTATTAAATATGAAACATTTATTGCCAAAAGGAATACAACAAAAAGATTTCTTTGCTTCAATATGTCGGATGTTTAATTTATACGTTTATGAAGACCCACAAAAAACAACCCATTTATTAATTGAGCCATATATTGAATTTTATAGGAGAGGCGCTGGCTTCTTAAAAGTAAATGATGTCGGCGAGTTATTATTGCACGGGGAAACGGGAGATACTACGGGATTACTTTTGCTATCTGACCCTATTGCTGATTCAATCGATTGGTCTAATAAGGTTGACTATTCAAAAGAAATTTCGATTAAACCGATGTCGGAATTAAATGCGAGGTATTACGATTTTCTTTATACTGAAGATGACGATTATTACAATGAAGCCTATAATAAAAAATACAATGAAACCTATGCAGATAGAAAGGAAGATACAAGATATCAATTTGCTGAAGATAGGTCGGAAACTAAAATCATTTTTAGTCCAAGTATTTTAACTGCTTCAAATGCAGATACTAAATTAAGGGCAAATTTATTTAAAGCAACGAATGATGTTGAAGAACGCAAAGACAATAATATCCGTATTATGTTTTTTAAAAAATCAACAAGTGATAGCAGTTACCATATAAAAGATGTATATCCAGCTAACGGTAATTTAACAAATCCAGCAATAAGCACTTTTGGGTATGCTGGTCATTTAGATGACCCGATAGAGCCAACGTTAGATTTAAATTATGGAGCGCCAAATGAGTTTTATTTCAAGTTAACAAATCCTTATCCATCGGCTAATTTATACAATGCGTGGTGGGATGAATATTTAGCTGAAATAATAAACAAAGATAGTAAGCTATTAAGTTGCTATTTATATTTGACCGTTCAGGATATTCATTCACTTGACTTTGCTCAACTGATTTATATTGATGGCGCATTGTGGAGGTTAAATAAAGTAGTTGATTTTAATCCGAGTATTCCTCAAACAACCAAATGTGAATTGTTAAGAGTAATTGAATTATTTTATCCAAGTTAATAATGGCTCAAAAAGAAAATGTAATAATAAAGGTTGAAGCACAGACTGGAGATTCTGCTAAGGATGTAAAAGACTTAAAAGACAAAATCGATGAAGCTGGAGAAAGTGCCGAGAAAGCTGGTAAAAAAGCCACTGAAAGTAAAGGGGCATTTGGCTCGTTAGGTCAAGCGGTTAAAGCACTTGGGGTAGCATCTATTATTTTAACGGTATTTACAAAGTTCGGAGAAATACTTTCAGGTAATTCAAAGATTACAAAAGTATTAGCAGTAGCAACAGAAGCGCTTTCAATTATAGTTAGCGATTTTGTTAATTTTCTTGTTGATAATAGTGACGATGTTATTAATTTCTTTAAAAATGCTTTTGAAAAACCAGGAGAATTTGTAGAAAGTTTAGGTAAAAAGATTAAAGAAAATTTAATTGAAAGATTTAACTCTTTAATAGAAGTTGGTGGTTATTTAGCATCTGCATTTAAAAATTTATTTGCTGGTGAATTTGATAAAGCATTAGAAAATGTTAAAAGCGCTGCAAAAGAATCATTAGATGTAGTAACTGGTATTGACGATACTGGCGATAAATTAGCAGAGGCTAGTAAAAAAATAATTGATTATACAAAAAATGTAGTTAAGGCTTCAGTTGCTAACGTTGACTTACAAAATAATGCAGAAATCGCTGCAGCGAGATTAGGTGGTTTAGTAGAAAAATATGATAGACTTGCAGAAAAGGAAAGACAAACTCGAGATAATACTACAAAATCTATTAAAGAAAGAATTGAGGCTAATAATAGATTAGGCGAAGTCATAGAAAAATCGCAAACAGCACAATTAGCACAAGCTAGTTTATTGATTCAAGCTGCAGATGCTAATTTAAAAAAAGATTCTACTAATGTTCAACTTATAGTAGCAAAAATTAATGCAGAAAATCAATATGCAGCGGTTTTAGCGCAAGTAGAAGGATTTAGGTCAGAGCAATTAAATCAGGTAAATACATTATTATTAGAACAACAAAATCTCGATAAAACAAGAATACAAAATCAAAGCCTTTTAGTAATTGCCCAAAAGAAAGCTAATGCTGATTTAATTGTAGATGAATTAGATAAGGCTCAAGCAAAAAGAAATATTTTAGATGAAGAGGCAGAACTTGAATTAAAAAGATTACAAGATAATATTAACATAGCTGGCTTAGGAACTCAAGCAAGGGTTGATGCTGAAATTGAATTTGCAAACAAGAAGCAAGAAATTGAGGGCAATAAATTAATTGCTGATAATGAGATTAGAACTATTAAATATAATAGGGAATTAGAAGATCTGCAATTTATCCAAAATAATGAACTTGCTAAATTTGATGCTAAACGTAAAGCAGTTGATGATGAACAAGAATTATTAGATAAGCAACTTAAAGATAAGTTAATAACCGAAAGAGATTACAATAAAAGAGTAAAAGAATTAAGTTTACAAAGAAGAGATATTGATAATGCGGAACGTTTATTAAAACAAGAAAACGCAAGTGCAATTGGAGATATATTAGGAGCATTATCAGGATTAGCAGAACAAGGTACTGCATTACAAAAAGTATTAGCTTTGAGTCAAGTAGCTATTGACACAGGTATTGCAATATCGGGATTAACTGCATCGACTTCAGCGCCAAGTGCAGATAACTTAGCAACTGGAGGTATATCAGGGTTTGCTAAATATGCTGGCGGGATAATTAAAATACTTGCAAATATTGCTCAAGCGAGGAATATTATAAATAGTGTCCCTGGTGGGGGTTCAGCATCAAGCCCAAGTATTTCAGTACCTACGGCTGACGCACCAATAACTCCAAATTTTATACCTAATGCGCCAACTGCTTTAGACCAAACTTCAATCAATGCCATAGGGAATATTAATACACGGGCATTTGTTGTCGAGTCAGATATTACGGGAAGTCAAAAAAGAATAAGGAGAATTGAAAACTCTGCAAGAATTTAAAAAACAAATAATATGAAATTACCAATTTATCAATTAGAAATAAGCGAGGATTTAAATGACGATGTTGAAGTTGACTTTGTTGCTTTAGTAGACAAACCAGCTATCGAAAGAGATTTCCTGAAGTTTAATGAAGACAAAGCTAAATTCGTTATTCAGTCGGAAGATAGAAGAATTGTTTCAGGTGCTTTAATGTTAGCTAATACTCCTATTTATAGGAACGACCAAAATGGAGAATACTATGTTACGTTTACTAAAGACACGATTGAGAAGATAGCGCAAAAGTTCTTTAAGAAAGGTTATCAATCAAACGTAAATTTAATGCACGATGAGGCATTAGCAGTTGAAGGAGTAACCATGTACGAATCATTTATTGTAGATTCTTCGAGGGGAGTTGTAGCAATGAAAGGATTTGAGGATGCACCTGAAGGTTCTTGGTTTGGAAGTTTTAAAGTAGAAAACGAATCCGTTTGGAATAAGATTAAATCAGGAGAGTTTAAGGGATTTAGTGTTGAAGGCATATTTAATTACAAGAAAGGAAAACAACCGATGAGTGTTGAAGAATCATTGTGGTCAGAAATATGTTCGATTTTAGAACAATGTTAAATGATAATGTATTTTAAAATAAGTATTTATAATTAAACAATAGTAAAACAATTTATGAACGTTTCAGAAGCGATTGAAAAAATCAAGGTTTTGTTAGCAGATAATACTGCTGAAAAACCTAATGAAATTGCATCCGAGCCAGCGACTCAGCTAATATTTGAAACTTACGACCTTAAAGATGGAAGTAAGATTGATTTATCAGCATTAGAGATTGGCGCAGATGCTATGCTTGTTGATGAATCAGGTAACTCTGTATCTGCTCCCGATGGCGAGTACGAATTAGCAGATGGTACTATGATTACCGTTGTTGGTGGAAAAGTTGAAGGTGTAGAAACCCCACAAGCTGAATTACCAACATCAGAAGAGGCTCCTATTGAAGCCGATTCTCAATTTGATGAAATGAATGCTACTATTACTTACTTGCAAGCCGAGAATGAGGCATTAAAAAGCAAATTAGTAGAATTAGAAAGCAAGTTTAATCAAGGATTTAGCGAAATGTTAAGCGTATTGGAAGGATTTTCAAAGACTCCAGTCGCTGACCCAATTCAAAACCCTAAAAATAACTTTAGAATCGTTGAGCCAAAGGCAGACAAAATTGAAAGATTCTTAGAGAGAGTTAAAACTTTAAATTAAAAATTTTAAAAAAGAAAAATTATGGCATTTGTTGTAAGCACATTAACGGATTACGCCAAAGAAAACGAAGCTTTATTAGTAACATCTTCGGTTCTTGGCTCTAAAACTGCTACTTTGATTAAGTCTCAAGGTAATGTTTTAGTTGGAGTAAAGTCTTCAGAGAAAATTGGTATTATGGATACTGATGCTTTCTTTCAAGATGATAGCGATTGCGGTTTTAACGCATCAGGTACAACTACTTTCACTCAGCGTAGTGTAACGGTTGGTAAAATTAAAGTACAAGAGGCATTATGTCCAAAAGGATTAGAGTCTAAGTACTTACAAAAAGCATTATCTGCTGGTTCAATGTATGATTCAATAGCTTTTGCTGCCGATTATACTTCTAAGAAAGCATCACGTATTGCTTCTCAATTAGAAACTGCTATTTGGACTGGAGATACTGCTTCAGCAAATGGTAACTTAAATAAGTTTGATGGTTTTGTTAAGTTAGTTGCGGCTGCATCTGCTTCAGTTATTCACGCAAACACAACTACTTATTACGGAACTGCTTTGGCTGCCTCCGCTGGTATTACAAGTGGTGTAGTTGTTGCGGTTTTAGACGCAGTTTACAAAGCTATCCCAGCGCAAATCGTTGATAAGGATGACGTTGCTATTTTTGTAGGAAACGATGTTTTCCGTACTTACACTATCGCATTAAAAAATTCAAATTTATTCAACTATACTTTTGATGGTCAAGCTACGGGAGAATTAACTTTACCAGGAACAACTATCAAGGTTATCGCAGTTCAAGGATTGAACGGAACTTCTAAGATATACGCTGGTCGTATTTCTAACTTGTTTATCGGTACTGACTTGTTGAACGAAGAAGAGCAATTTGAATTATTGCATGACCCTTATGCAATGAACATTAAGTTCATGGCAGCGTTTAAGTTCGGTGTGCAATTTGCATTCCCTGATGAGATGGTTGATTTCATCTTAGCTTAATAATCTTACAAATAAGTTCGGGGAGTATCGCTTGGATGCGACTCCCCTAATTTTAACACTTTAAAGAAAAATAATTATGCCGTGT